AAACAAGCGTATGACAAGAATGCTGTTATTAAGTATCTCAAAGCTCAAAAGCTAGTAGCAATATGCCCTAAGCCAGTAAATGATCACGTTACTGGTGAGAGAATCGCTAACAGCTTTTGCGTTAAGACGGATGGTGAATACGAATGGCCAGATTCGTTGGAATATCATATAGCGCATTATGATGTTATTTTGCCTGAGGCATTAATAAAAAAAGCTCAAGAGCACTAGGAACTTACCTAGTGCTTTTATTATGCCATTTTGCGCCGGTGCAAAATGAGATGAAATTAAAAAAATATAGAATAGGAAATGCGAATGGAGGAACAGGATGAAAAAAGTGTGTCCAACATGTGGTAGAGAGTACACTGAAATAGAGAATTATTGTACTCAGTGCGGTATAAAACTTATAGATGCACCCAATAGATGCTCCGAGATGAAAACTGCACTTTGCAAGGATAGAATATATCCAGCAGATGCAAAATATTGTTCTATTTGTGGAGCTCCAACAACATACGCTAAGCCACAGATTGAAGAATTTAACAGATGGTAGAATTGCGACGTCGCAACTGAATATTGATGCTACTAAGCACTAGGAACAACCCTAGTGCTTTTATTATGCATAAAATTGGCAACTCGTGCCAATAAAACGAGGAAAAAACACACTCATAGGAGGAAAAAGTCATGCCAGATAATAACGGCGGAACAAACACTGGTGCAAGTGGTGAAGGCACACAGGGAAACGAAACACCAAAGACATTCACACAGGAGCAGGTAGATAGCATGATTGAAGCCAGGCTCAAGCGTGAAAAGGAAAAGTATAGCGATTATGAGGATTTAAAGGCTAAGGCTACAAAGTATGATGAGTCACAGGACAGCAGAGATGAGGTCACAAAACTCACAGAAAAGGTAAATAGTCTTTCGGCTGAACTCACAGCCAAGAATGAAGCGGAGAAGCTCCGTGGCATTCGTGAAAAAGTCGCAAAGGAAAAGAAGGTTCCTGTCGAGTTATTGACAGCTACCACAGAGGATGATTGCGCTGCACAGGCCGACAGCATCCTTGCATTTGCTAAGCCAACTGGAGATTATCCAGAAGTAAAAGATGGTGGCGAAAGCAGAGGCGCAGGTAAAGGCTCTACTAGTGAACAGTTCGCTAAATGGGCTAGTGAATTAATTTAGGAGGGAAAATAAATGCCAGGTACACAGACAAACAGAAGCAACGTAGAGTTACCTTCAGACGTTGCAAAGGAGATTATTAAGAAGGTACAGGAGAGCTCAGCAGTCATGAGACTTGCTAGAGAAATTAAGCTTCCTGGAGGTGGTACAACAATTCCTGTTATCGTAGGAGATGTTGAGGCTTCATGGGGCGGAGAGACAGAGCGTATTGCAGTTTCCAACCCAGAGCTTGCAAAGAAGAAAATGCAGGCTTACAAGCTTAGTGTAATTGTTCCATTTTCAAATGAGTTTAAGAGAGATCTTCCTACTCTTTATGATGAGTTGAAGCGACGTCTTCCAAATGCTCTTGCAAAGAAGTTTGATGCAACCGTATTTGGTAACGTAACAGCTCCAGGAGAGAACTTTGATACATTTGCAGCAGTAACTGCTCAGGACATTGGAACAAACGCATACGATGGACTTGTTGCAGCAGATGCTGACATTGCAGGACATGATGGTATCACAAATGGTTACGTTATTGCTCCAAAGGGTAAGAGCATCCTTCTTCTTGCAAAGGATAAAACCGAGAGACCTATCTTCATCAACAGTGTTGCAGAAGGTTCTGTTCCTATGGTTCTTGGAGCTCCTACATATCAGTCTAAGGGTGCTTATAAGAAAGGCACAGGCAACACACCATCAACAGTAGGTATTGCTGGAGACTGGACACAGGCTCTTTATGGCACTGTTGAGGGCGTGAAGATTGATATTTCAACACAGGCTACTCTTAAGGTGGATGCTAACACAGAGATTAACCTCTGGCAGCAGGATATGTTTGCTGTTAAGGCTGAAATCGAAGTAGGATTCCGAGCAGATACACTTTGCTTCAATCGCTTAACAGCAATGGAGGGCTAAAAGATGGTTGAATTTATTCATTCACTTACAGGTTCAAAGATGCTTGTAGCGGAAGATAGAGTAGAAGAGTATAAAGCGGCTGGCCACAAGCTGGCCGCTAAAGGCAATAAGCCAAAGGGCGAGAAGCCAAAGGGCGAGAAGCCAGAGGACGAGAAGCCAGAGGGCGAGAAGCCAGAGGAGCAGAAAATGAAATATGCGGATAAAACTGATATCGAGGACAGAATAGGCCGTAAACTAGAAGAGGCAGAAGATAAGATGTGCTTATCTCTACTAGAGGAAGCAGCCGCTATTGTAGATGGCATCAATCCAAATGCCTCTACAGATTCTAAGAAGCTTGTTTCAGTTCGCATGGTATCAAGGGCAATAGGCTATAGTCCTGATGGAGTTCCTATGGGAGCTACACAGGGTACTATGGCCGCTCTTGGCTACTCACAGAGCTGGACAATAGGTGGCGGCTCTGCTGGTGAGCTCTACATTTCAAAACTTGAAAAGCGAATGCTTGGGCAAAAGGGCAGAATTGGATTTGCAAGTCCACTAGAGGTGAACAATGATTAAAGGCGAAACAATTATACTCATCGAAAAGACGATAACAGGAAAAAATCCAATAGGAGAACCAATTGCGACGTCGCAAGAAGTAGAGGTTGAAGACGTTCTGATTGGCACTCCAAGTACGGAAGCAGTAGTACAGGATATGAACCTATACGGAAAAAGACTGGCATACGTGCTAGGTATTCCTAAGGGAGATAAGCATAATTGGAAAGATGTTGAAGTCTATATCAGAGGACAACGCTTCAGATCCTATGGATTTCCATTAACTCAGACAGAGGAAAATGTACCAGGTAAATGGAACACTCAGGTAAAGGTGGAATGCTATGAATAAAGTAGAAATAAGTCTTAATTACCAAGAGATAGGAAATTTATTGAAATCTGATGAGGTGGTTGCAGAGCTAAACACACAAGCAGATGCAATCATGGGAAAGCTTAGCGGTGCCTATGAAAAAACTGAGTATATAGGTACACGAAGAGCAAACGTATCGGTAGCAACAGCTGATAACGATACGTACTACAGAAATCTGCATAACAACGAGTTACTAAAAGCCGTAGGCGGTAGAGGTTAATCATGATTGAAGAATTAGTAAGAAATTATCTGATGGAGAAGTTAACAGTTCCGGTCGAATTTTACAAGCAGACTGGACAATCAGAGTACGTCCTTCTTCAAAAGACAGGATCAGGAAGAGAAAACTTCCTAAACCACGCGACATTTGCTATTCAAAGCCATTCAGAGACGCTATACGGAGCAATGGTACTCAATGATGTAGTAAAGCTGGCACTATTAGGTGATGGCACAGAAAGCTTTGGAATAGCTGGTGAAGTTAGCAGCGTATCCAAATGTTCACTTAATAGCGATTACGAATATTCAGATACAGCCAAAAAAGAACATCGATATCAGGCTGTATTTGATTTTGTATACATAGAATAAACGGAGGTTAAAAATGGCAGAAACAAAGAACACAACTGACACTAAAAACGTTTCTACAGGCAAGCCAATGCTGGGTGGAGCTGTCAAGCGTGCAGCAGTTGGTACAGCATTACCAACTAACACAACAGAGACATTGAACGCAGCATTTGAAAGTTTGGGCTATATCTCAGAGGATGGTGTCACTAACTCTCTCTCGATGGAAAGCACCAATATCAAAGCTTGGGGTGGCCAGACTGTGTATTCGGCAATCACCGAGTCGGGCGATGTTTTCAAAATGACTTTTATCGAGTCTAGCAATGCGACAGTTCTTAAAACCATTTTCGGCAAAGATAATGTAACAATTGATGCTACAACAAAAGAAATTGCAGTAAAAGTAAAGCTCGAAGATACAGAGTCTTACTCCTGGGTAATTGATACATTGCTTGCAAAGGGAAAGAAGAGAACTGTCATCCCATCGGCAAAGGTCACAAGCATTGGAGATGTTGTCTATAAGGACAATGAGCTAATCTCTTATGAGGTTGAGCTTACAGCTGTTGCTGATAATACAGGCAACTATCATTACGAATATACAAAGTTAGAGGGCTAATATATGTTTGATATGTTTGAAAACAAGGAAGATTACATCGAGGGAACAACCAGCTTTGGTTATCCGTATAAAATAAAAAAGAACAATCTCACAGATTGGAAGATGATGAAGCTCTACGCTAAGCTGCAGAGGATATCAAAGAGCGAGGATGACGATGGTGAAGCAAACCTTGAGTTCTTCGGTGTACTGGATGAAATCGAGTGCCAGTTATTTGATGATAAGGGTAAGTCATACGAGAAATACATCTTAAAGCACAATAATGGCTATATTGCTCCGCAGGTTGCCCTAGAAGGAATACTCGAAATACTTAAGAGCTCTAATGAAGTAAAAAACTCCTAACCCTTGCCAGCATGCTTGTTATTGATGAACAAGCACTTATATGTGATTTAGCTGAAACATACAGCATATATGATTATAGGTCGCTTACCCCGATTCAGGTGGCGACCTTTTCTGTTGGCTTAAGGGAAGACTCGAGAATCAAACTAAAAATGAGTGGCAATAAGGTCTCACTGGAAACCACATTGCTTGCCATGATAAATGATAGATTGGCTATCTTGCTTTGGAGCAAGACAAAAGATGGCGAAAAGAATCAAAACAGACCTAAGCTTGTAACAGAGATGTTACTTGATAAGCCACAAAGCACCCTCAGACGAATCTATAGCGCAGAAGAATATGAAGAGGCGCTTAATAAATTTGATGAAGAAAACGGAGGTTAAACATGGCTACAGAAATTGCAAAAGCCTATGTGCACATTATGCCATCCGCAAGAGGGTTCAGTTCTAACCTAAGAACTGAAATAGGACCAGGTATATCAGCAGCTGGTACAGAGTCGGGGCAGCTTCTTGGAGCAAATCTCATAGGCAAGCTAAAAGGCATGATTGCAGCAGCTGGTTTAGGCGCTATGGTTAAAGAAGCATTGTTTGCGGGTGGAGATTTGCAGCAGTCATTTGGAGGATTAGACACCATATATGGGCAAGCGTCTGACTCAATGAAAGATATGGCAAAGCAAGCACAAGCAGCAGGTATTGATATGAACAACTATGCAGAGCAGGCAGTATCCTTTGGAGCTAGTCTAAAGCAAGCATATGGAGATGATATTAAAGGAGCTGCAAACGCTGCAAACCAAGCAATATTAGATATGGCTGATAATTCCGCAAAGATGGGAACTGATATAAGCTCGATTCAAAATGCATATCAGGGCTTCGCTAAAGGCAACTATATGATGCTGGACAATCTGAAGCTGGGCTATGGTGGCACAAAAACAGAGATGCAAAGGCTGTTGGCAGATGCGGAAAAGTTACACCAAGAGACAACCGGCGAAATAACGCACTATGATATAGAGAATTTAGGTGATGTATATGCTGCAATACATGACGTGCAGCAAAATCTTGGTCTAACAGGTGTCGCTGCAGATGAGGCAGCAACTACATTCACAGGCTCAATGGGAGCCATGAAGGCAGCAGCAACTAATTTTCTCGCAGACCTGACAACAGGTGGAGACGTAACAAGCGACCTTCAAACGTTAATGCAATCCGTAAATACGTTTGTAGTAGGAAATCTATTTCCGATGATCAAGAATATAGTTACAGCCCTACCGCCTTTGATATTCGAAACGATTTCGACCACAGTACCACAGATGATTCAAAGCGGAATATCTATGATGGATGGAATTGCCAGTGGATTAGCTCAAGGCGTTCCTAAAATGCTTGGAAACGTGTTGCCAATGATTACTCAATTGACAGGCGAGCTCAGAGCAAATGCTGGCAAGCTAATTGATTCAGGATTAAATCTTATCTTGAATTTAGCTCAAGGCATAGCGAACAGCTTCCCAGTACTAGTTGAGAATGTACCTACGATAGTATCAAACATCGCAGGAATCATTAACGACAATATGCCAAAGATATTAACCACAGCGGTTAAGATTATAGTCACATTGGTTAAAGGATTATTGCAGGCTATACCTGTCATCATCCAGAACATGCCAAAGATTATTATGGCTATTGTAGATGTGATAACCGCATTCAATTGGTTGAATCTAGGTAAGCAGATAATCACTTTCATTAAAAATGGAATTGTAGCAATGAAAACTGCTATTCCTACATCCATGAAGCAGATCATCACCAATGTGAAGACCGCCTTTACTAATTTTAATTGGAGCGAGCTGGGTAGACATATTATCGACGGAATTATAGTTGGTCTTAAGAATACAGCGGGTGCTTTATATGATTGGATGGGCTCTATAGCAACATCATGTATAAGTACCATTAAAAGCAAACTCGGAATACATTCTCCTTCAAGAGTATTCAGGGATGAAGTTGGTAAATGGATACCAGCAGGTATTGCTGTCGGCGTGCAGCAGAATGCAGGATTATTAACTAGTGAGATGGATAACTTATCTGACATGGCATTAGAATCGTTCAATGTACAAGGTATTAATGATATTAATGTAAGTCAAGATGATGGCGCATATGTAATCTTACTTGAACTCAAGCAATTACTTGAGTCATATCTTCCATTGTTGGCTCAAACGGACATTATTCTTGATGGTGACACACTAGTCGGAAGATTAGCACAGAGGATAGATGAAGCTCTAGGCAAGCTTGAGAGAAAGAATCAAAGAGGAGTAAGCTTCGCATGAACCAAAAGAATTATAGTGTGCATCTAGGGGGCATTAGCCTCCTAGATAAGTACAATCTAATAATGACAAGTAAATATATAGGGCCCCCTACTCCAAAAACCAAGCTGGTAGAAATACCTGGGCGAAGCGGAGCAATAGACATGTCAGAGGTTTTAACAGGGCGAGTAGTATATGAACAAAGGGAGATTAAGATAGAATTATGCGCTCAAGAGAAACCTGTAAACTTCACAGTGCTTCGTTCAAAACTTCAGAATGAATTCCACGGTAAGTTAATGCAAATTGTATTTGATGACGATGCTGCGTATTACTGGGAAGGTCGAATAGAGGTAGACTTTGAGAATAAAGGAGCACTTGGCACTGTAAAGATTAAAGCCAACGTGAACCCATATAAAAAGTGGGTACACGACACCACAGAAGAATGGCTGTGGGATCCATTCGATTTTGAGGTAGGGGTAATTAACAATCTCAAGGATATTCCTGTAGATGGTAGCAAGAGCGTTGTCGTTGTACTACCAGAAGATGGATGCAAGGATGATTATCCAATCATCAAAACAACAGCAGACATGTCTGTTGAGTATGAAAACAAAAATATTTCTTTGAAAAAAGGAGAAACCACGGTATATGATTTTGTATTCCATCCTGGAGAGAATACATTGGTATTCAATGGAAAGGGAACGGTCTCAATAATATACAGAGGAGGTAGCTTGTAATGTATAAGATATATGCGGACGAGGAACTTCTTTGTGATTCTAAAATAGAGGAGCTTGCACTTATAGAGCCAATTGTAAAATTGGCAGCAAACAGTGCAGGCTCTTTTACATTTACGCTTCCACACAATCATCCGAAGAAAGGCTTAATTCAAAGAAGAAAAACAATCATATCGGTGTATATCGATGGAGAATCAGAGCCTACGTTCCAAGGTATAGCAACGGAAGAGAATACAGACTTCTTTGGCCAAATCAAGTATGAATGCGAAGGTGAACTTACATACTTCAATGATTCAATACAAAGGCAAGCATCAATTCAAGGCCTCACCAAAAGACAACTGTTAGAAAAGTATATCAATGTTCATAATAGCCAGGTCGAACAGTCAAAAAGATTCACCCTAGGAATGGTAACTGTTGCGGATAGTAATAATTCGGTTACGTGTTTTACAAATTACAACACAACCATGACAGAAATCAAAGAGGACCTAATAGATGATTACGGTGGTTACATAAGAGTAAGATACGCTGATAGCAAGAAATATATTGATTATTTAGCTGAAAGCCCTAGAACCAATTCCCAGGTAATTAGGTTAGGCGAGAATCTGCTTGACTACTCCAGCAATATCGATGACACAGAGATAGCTACAAGCATTCTTCCACTTGGTAAGCAATTGGAAACTCAAAAGGTCGAAGGACTGGACGCCTATACAACAATTGAAAGTGCAGCAGCTGATACTTACCATCCAGCAGGAAAAGACTATGTTGTTAATAATGCTGCAGTACAAGCTTATGGATGGATACAGAAGGTTGTCAAATGGGATGATGTTACTATCCCTTCAAACTTGCTTGATAAAGCAGAGGCATACCTAAAGGATGTTCAATTTGAGAATGTTGTCCTTAAGATATCTGCAATAGATTTAGCGTACTTAGGAAGTGCGGATAGTCACTTCAAGATACTTGATCAGATTAGAGTAGTTAGTGAACCTCATGGCATGGATAGATATTTCATGCTGACAGAGCAGACACTTAATCTGAATAATCCTGACAAGGACACCATAACATTAGGCAAGACTGAAAAAATGAGTCTATCCGCTAGAACAGCAGCAACAAATGCTGAGCTTCTAAAACGTATTGAGATAATGCCAACGGCTAATGCCGTGAAGTCGGCAATCAATAATGCAACAGCTCAGATAACAGGTGCAAAAGGTGGATATGTGGTAATTGAACGTAATGCCGAAGGACAACCAACAGAAATCAGAATCCAAGACGCTATGGAAAAGCCAATAAAGATATGGCGTTGGAACGTCAACGGCTTGGGATATTCGGAAGATGGTGGAAAAACATACGGCGTTGCAATGACCATGGATGGCTCTATAGTAGCTGACTATATTACTTCTGGAACCATGACAGGCGATAGAGTAAGAGGCGGTACATTTGAAATCGGTGGAACGTCTTTAGGCAAAGATGGAAAAATACTTGTTAAAAATGCACAAGGCGAAACACTTATAACCATTGATAAGAACGGGATTGATTTTAGTGGCGGTGAATCTATTGATTATTCACACATTAGTGGTGCACCTACTAATTTAAGTGATTTTGATAATGATAGTGGATATGTTGTATCAGAGGATTTGCCAACTAAAGTAAGTGACCTTACAAATGATAAAGGTTATCTCGTATCTAATGATGTCAAAGACACAGTAATTTTGTCACAGAATATTTATAAAAAAGTTCTCACAACAGCAAGTAAACCGAGTGCTCCTAATAGTTGGGTAACTTCAACATCAACAAATGACGATGTATGGACTAGGAATATTCCATCAGCCGCAAAAGGATATAATATATTCACGTGCCAACAAATTAAATATTATGACGGAACAATCAATAACACAATGGTTGAAGAATATATTAATCGTGCAGGTTCAACCTTAATCACAAAAGATACGGTAACAACAGCTTTCGTGAACGCTTTAGGAATAACCGCAAAGTATATATCTGTAAAAGATTTATTGGCTACGGGCATCTCGAAAATTGGCGGTTTTTTAATTAACGATAAGTATATCCAAGCGTTCAATAATACGAGTTACAATGACTCTACAGCTTATGCAGAAGTTGGAGCATATAATCCGACTTATGGCGATAGTGGCATAGCTTTTGCACTATGGAAAAGAAACAATACGTCTGAGGCATATCAGCCTTATTTCACAGTGGGATATGACGGAAAGCTTTTTTGTAAGCACGCAGATTTCCAGTCGGGAACAATCTATGTACATGATGTATGGTCAACAAGCTCAGGTGGCATATCAATGAATGGTGGAACTGTTATCCATGATTACCTAACGGTTGATGCATCACCGACAATATACGGCTCAGTAAACGCCAATGGTCTTAATACACG